TGGTGATTTATCTTATCTTAATTTAGACTGGAAACCAGTACCTATTATACCAAAGTTTGTAGATATAGTTGTTAATGGTATATCAGAAAGAACTTATGATGTTAAAGCTTATACTCAAGATCCATATGGAGTTAGTAAAAGAACTGAATATATGGAAAGTATTATCGCTGACATGAGAACTAAAGAGTTAAATGAATATACTAAACAAGCATTTGGCGTAGATATATCTAATACACCTGAAGATGAGTTACCAGATTCACAAGAAGAACTAGAACTGCATATGCAACTTAGTTACAAGCAAGCAGTTGAAATAGCAGAAGAACAAGCTATAAATACAATATTTGAAGGCAACAAATACGAGTTAACTAGAAAAAGAGTTAATTATGATTTAACTGTTTTAGGTATTGGTGCTGTTAAAAATAACTTTTCTAAATCAGAAGGAGTTACCGTAGAATATGTAGATCCTACTAATTTAATATATTCATATACTGAATCACCATACTTTGATGATATTTATTATGTTGGCGAAGTTAAAATTATACCTGTAAATGAGTTGAAAAAACAGTTTCCAGATTTAACAAATGCAGATCTTGAAGATATTATAAAACAACCTCATCCACATAGCAATGGTTATGGTAAGTCTAATTATGATGATGTTGACAATAATCAAGTAGAAGTATTATACTTTAATTATAAAACTTATATGAATGAGGTTTATAAGATAAAGCAAACAGCAACAGGTGCTAGTAAGATATTAATAAAAGATGATTCATTTAATCCACCAACTACTATATTAGATGATAAGTTTGAAAAAATTTCTAAGTCTATAGAAGTTTTATATGAAGGTGCATTAATAACAGGTACAAAAAAATTATTAAAATGGGGCTTGGTTAAAAATATGATGAGGCCAAAGAGTGATTACACTAAAGTTAAAATGAATTATTCTATTGTAGCTCCACGCATGTATAAGGGTCGTATTGAGTCATTAGTAAGTAGAATAACAGGTTTTGCTGATATGATTCAATTAACTCATTTAAAACTACAGCAAGTAATGTCAAGGATGATACCAGATGGTGTTTATTTAGATGCTGATGGTATTGCTGAAGTTGACTTAGGCAATGGTACGAATTATAATCCACAAGAAGCATTAAATATGTTTTTCCAAACTGGTAGTATCATAGGCAGATCTTTAACATCTGACGGTGATATGAATCCAGCTAAAGTACCTATACAGGAAATAGCAAGTGGTAGCGGTGGTGCTAAAATGCAAAGCTTAATAGCTAACTATAATTATTATTTGCAAATGATAAGAGATGTAACAGGTTTAAATGAAGCTAGAGATGCTAGTACACCTGACAAACATGCTTTAGTAGGTATACAAAAAATAGCAGCTGCTAATTCTAATACAGCAACAAGACATATATTACAATCAGGTTTATTTTTAACAGCAGAACAAGCTGAGTGTATATCTCTTAGAATATCTGATATAATAGAATATGCACCAACAAGAGAAGCTTTTATACAAAGCATAGGTGTTCATAATGTAGCAACATTAAGTGAATTAACTAATTTACATTTACATGACTTCGGTATATTTATAGATTTAGCACCAGATGAAGAAGAAAAACAAATGCTTGAAAACAATATACAAGCAGCTGTAGCTCAAAAAGGTATAGATCTTGAAGATGCTATTGATCTTAGAGAAATAAAAAATGTAAAGCTTGCTAATCAATTATTGAAACTTAGAAGAAAGAAAAAGTTGCAAAAAGATCAAATGATGCAACAACAAAATATACAAGCTCAAGCTCAAGCCAATGCTCAAGCTCAACAAGTTGCTGCTCAAGCTGAAGTTCAAAAACAACAAATTTTAGCTCAAACAGAAATGCAAATAGAGCAAGCTAAATCTCAATTAGAAACTCAAAAAATGTCTCAAGAAGCTGAAATAAAAAAGCAATTAATGGAATTTGAGTTTCAATTAAATATGCAATTAAAGCAAATGGATTTAAATAGTGTTAATCAAAAAGAAAAATACAAAGAAGATAGAAAAGATCAAAGAACTAAAATACAAGCTACACAGCAGTCAGAGTTAATTGATCAAAGAAAAAAAGAAAAACCACCTAAGAATTTTGAGTCAGCTGGTAATGACGTGCTTAGTGGTAATTTTAATTTAGGAGCATTTGATCCTAAGTAATTATTTTTAATTTTTTATATTATATCATATTATGGCTAAAAAAAAGCAAAAAGAAGTTGTTGAAAATACAACTGATAAAAAAGTCGAGTCAACACAAGGTGATGATAAGATTAGAATAAAAAAACCTAAATTCAGTAAAAGTTCAAACGAAGTAGTTAAAGTAGATCTTCGTAATGTTAATAAATCTGAAGAAGAGGTGATTACTAAAGAAGAAGAAAAACAAAAAACAGAAGATGCCGTTGAAGAGCAAAGCACAGCTGAGGTACCTGTTCGCGAAAAATCCGAAGTTAGCGAAGAAGTTCTTAAAGAAGACAAGCAAGAAACAGATGAAAAATCTACCGAACAAAAAGAAGAAAAAGAAGTAGAAGAAACACCTGTACTTGAAGAAATAAAAGATGAGGAAGAACAGCAAGTTCAAGAAAAAACAGAAGAATTAATTGAAGAAGTTAAGGGAGCTGTAGAAGAACAAAAAGAAAAAGGAGTTGAATTACCTGAAAATATACAAAAGGTAGTTGACTTTATGAATGACACTGGAGGTTCACTAGAAGAATATGTAAGATTAAATCAAGATTACACTTCACTAGATGATACACAGTTATTAAGAGAATTTTATAGGTCTACAAAACCTCACTTATCAAGTGATGAAATAGACTTCTTAATGGAAGATTCATTTTCATATGAAGAAGACATAGATGATGAAAAAGATATTAAGAGAAAAAAATTAGCGCTTAAAGAGCAAGTTGCTAGCGCTAAGTCCCACTTAGATGGATTAAAATCTAAGTATTATGAAGAAATCAAAGCAGGTTCTAAGTTAACTAGTGAACAACAGAAAGCTGTAGATTTTTTCAATCGTTACAATAAAGAGTCAGATGAGAAGAGTAAAATAGCAGAAAAGCAAAAATTAACATTTAACAAAAAAACTAATGAGGTTTTTTCCAATGAGTTCAAAGGTTTTGAATACAAAGTGGGAGATAAAAGATATAGATTTAATGTTAAAGAAGCTAATAAAGTAAAAGAAACTCAAAGCGACATCAATAATTTTGTTAGAAAGTTTCTAAACGAAAATAATGAGATGGTAGATGCTAAAGGTTATCATAAATCTTTATTCACGGCTATGAACTCAGACGCTATAGCAAATCATTTTTATGAGCAAGGCAAAGCAGATGCAATAAAAGAAAGTGTTGCACGAGCTAAAAATATAGACATGAACCCGCGACAAGGTCACGAAGGTTTTGTTAATGCTGGAGGTATAAAAGTAAGAGCGCTAACTGGTGAAAACTCTACTGATTTTAAATTTAAAATTAAAAAGTAGTTTAACATTAAAACAATAATAAAATGGCAGCAGCAGCAGTAAGCGAGGGTAGTAATTTAAATTCAACGCCTGCCCCCGTAAAACAAACACTTAGTTCGTCATATATCGACTTTACAGCTTCTGGTACAGCAGGTTGGGCACAACAGTATTTACCTGATCTAATGGAGCAAGAAGCAGCGGTATTTGGTAAAAGGACTATTTCAGGTTTTTTAAATCAAGTCGGGGCAGAAGAGCCTATGACTTCTGATCAAGTTATTTGGTCTGAGCAGGGAAGATTACACATCAACCTTGCAGCTACAGTAACCACAGCTTCTAGTGGATTAATTACATTTGGTACAGCTCATGAGTTAAGAGTTGGTGATACTATTATAGTACATGAAACAGGTGGTGGTAACTCTTTATTAAAGTGTTATGTATCAGCAGTTGGAAGTGCAACTACTATCACTGCATTACCTTATACTCAAGCAGCTTTAAATACTGGTTCTTTGTTTGCAGACAGTGATGCCGTAACAGTATTTGTTTACGGTTCTGAGTTTGCTAAAGGAACAAGTGGACGTAGCGATGTAATTGCACCTAGCTTTAAGTCTTTCACAAACAAGCCAATCATTATTAAAGACAAGTATGAGATCTCAGGATCTGATGCTTCTCAAATTGGTTGGGTTGAAGTAACTGGAGAATCTGGTCAAACTGGATACTTATGGTACTTAAAAGCTGAAGGTGATACTCGATCTAGGTTTACTGATTATTTAGAAATGGCAGTAGTTGAAGGTGAAAAGAAAGTAGG